CCTCGGGCGCCTCGCAGCCCGAGACGAGGCGCCCGAGGAGATCCCCCGGGAGCTCATCCCCTACAGCATCGAGTGATCACGCCCCCTGTCCTGGCCTCACGGCCGGGGCGGGGGGCGCTTCGTCATGTCTGGGGCGGTTGCGGCAGCTTGGCCACGAACGTGCCGATGCCCGGCTCCATGTACGCCAGCCCCGCCGTCCGCAGCTCCTGGAGGACACGCCGCCCCGTCACCGGGCTGATGCCGGTCTCAGCCTGGAGGTCGAGCGCGGACGGCAGACGCGTCCCCGGCGGGTACGTCCCGTTGTCGATGCGCTCCTCCAGCAGGGCGTACACCTGCCGCCACCTGGGAATCTCCGGCTTCCAGTCCATGCCGCGACGCTAGGTCCGCCAGCCTCGCTGGGCGAGACAGGCAGGATCAGTTGGCCTATCGCGCCTATCTCACCTATCGGACCAGGTCTATGGTGGTCGACACAGATAACCCCCGCGACCGATGGCACGGCCCGGGGGTGCGGACACCAGCCGAGGAGCTGATGACGTGGCATACGGTACCGCCGCCCAGTCCCAGACGGACAGGGCCATAGAGGACACCTACCGGCAGGTGCTTCAGCACACCGAGACCTGCCGCCCCTGCAACACCCCGGGCGAGAACTGCGCCGAGGGCGACCGACTGCGGGCCAAGCACCGCACCGCACTGGCGGAGGGCGGCCGATGAGTACTTCCACGACGCCGGCGGAGCCGTCGGGTAACACGGTCCTCGCGAACCTGATCTGGCTCCAGAAGACCCGCGAGCAGCGTTTGGCTGAAGCACGACGGCTGGCCGATGGCCGCCGCAACCGTTGAGCTCCCTGCCCGTGGCTGCCGCCGATCGGCCGCGGGCAGGGCTATGTCCGGACGAGGTCGGAGAGCGGTACGCCGATGGCGTCGGCAATCCGGATCAGCGAGTCGAGCATCGGTGATGCGTGGCCCTGCTCGATGCGGTTGTAGGACGCGAGTCCGATGCCGGATCGGAGGCTGACGGTCTCCTGGGTGAGGTTCGCGTGCAGTCGTACGGCCCTGATGCGCTCGCCGATGGCTCGGCGTCTGGCGATGACGCGGTCGCGAGGCAGGGGCTGGTGGTGCACCTGCCTACGTTCGCCGCACCATGATCATTTGTCTTTATGGTTGACCACAAAACGGTGGATCATGCAGGCTTCGGGTAGGCGATGGAAGGATCACCTCCCCTTAGACGGCCCTCTGCTGGCAGGCCCCCCAGGCACCAGCAGAGCAGGCCGCAGCGCCCCCGCCCACCAGCGGGGGCGCTGTCACTTCCACTCGATCCGCAGCCCGTCCGGGTCCCAGTACCCACCCCCCGGCCGCCGCCCCAGCTTGGCCGGAAGGATGGTCACGTTCACCAGGTACGCCACGACCGCGCGCCGCCGCGACAGATTCATCCCGTTCCACACGGCGTCGACATCATCGACCCCGACCAGGCTGGCCACCGGGTTGACAGTCACCGCCCGCGACAGCAGGGCCTCAGCAGCCGCCAGACGCCCCTTCGCCGCCTCCGACGCCACATGGTAGGACCGCATGTCCAGAGCCCCGGAGCCGAGCGCAGACGCCAGCTCGTCCAGGGTTGTACGCGCAGCCCGCATGTCCGCCTGGGCACCCCGCACGTCAACCGGGTCCTCCCGGGTCGCCAGGAGTTCCGCAGCATCGGGTCGGGCGAGACGGTCCAGGATTGCCAGTTGCACCGCGTCGTCCACCAGGTCCCGCCGCCGTGACAGGTGCTTTTTGTACCGGCAGGTGTACGCCCCCCAGTAGTGCGTGTCCGCCCCGGTGTTGCGGCTGCCCGAGGTGGCGGCCCCGAGCGTGGTGCCGTCGGCGCAGACCCCGCAGAGGTACAGGCTGCTGCCCAGGTACTTGCGTTCGTTGCCGGGGCTGATCCGCCGGGACGGGTCGGTGAGGATGGCGCACACCGACCGCCATGTCGCCTCGTCCAGCGGGGCAGGCCACTGCCCGGGGCCGACTTCCTCTCCGCGGTGGGTGACGATGCCGGCGTTGCGGGAGCGCAGCAGCATGCGGCGGACTTCCGGGCCTTCCCAGGGGCCGCCGGTGCTGGTGGTGATCTCGCGCGCCACCCAGCCCGCGGCAAGGGATCGGAGCGAAGCGCCGGCGAGGATCGATTGGGCGGCCTCGCGGATGAGGTCGAACTCGACGTCGATGGGAGTGACCCCGTCTTTCTCCCACCCGAAGGGGCGACGCCCGCCGAAGTGCTGACCCTTCGCGGCCATCTCGTCGCGCTTGCGGCGCTGCCGCTCCACCATCCGCTCGACCTCGTACCGGGCCTGGACGCCGAGCTGCCGGGCGATCATGCGTCCGGTCGCGGTGGTGAGGTCCAGGTGCCCGGCCTTCACGGTGCGCGTCTCAATGCGTGCGGGCTCGCAGACGTCGATGTACTCCTCCAGCTCGGCCGGGGAGCGGTGCAGCCTGTCGGTGTGCCAGGCCAGGACGGTGCCTGCGCGCCCGTCTCGCAGGTCGGCGAGCATCTGCTGGTATCCGGGGCGGGGCTTGCCGCTGTAGGCCGACAGGTCGTTGTCCTCGTACACCTCGACGACGTTGAGGCCGAGCTGCGCGGCGAGGGCTTCGCAGTCCTCGCGTTGGCGGGCGACGCCGAGGCCGGCGCCCTCGCGGTCGCGGCTGATGCGGCAGTAGATGACGGCGTTGGTGGGGCTCATGCCCATAGCCTGGCACTTTAGGTATGTGTTTTGCAGGGGTTCGCTAGATCGAAGGCACGAAAAAGACACCCTTACGGGTGTCTGGTTCGCGGTGCTGGCGGGGTCAGTCCTGGGGGTGACCGTCCGGCGCGTCGTGCGTGTCGGGGCGGAGCCATCGGCCGGAGCGGGTGGCGTGGGCCATGTGTTCGTTGAACTCGGCCATGAGTTCCTCGCTCATCTCGCCCGGCCTGACGCAGTAGACCGTGGCGTCGTCGACTTCGACCTCGACCATTGATCGTCCGGTGGGGACGAGGTCGCTGAACTGGATCCGTGCCGTGACGCTCGGCGTGTGCGTTGCTGTTGTCTCAGCCATCCTGACCCCCATTGGCGCGGCCTGTCCGTTGTTCGATCGTACGTTCGATCGACTCCGGAAACAGGCAGGTTACCGGACCTCCACGCCCCCCAGGCGAAACGTAATGGTTGCATCCTGACAAGATTTTGACTACAGCGCGCACATGCGAACTACTGTGCGTATCAGCGTTGGCCAGGGCATATGCCAGCTACTGGGTGAATGTATCCAGTAGCCGCATCAATTGCTCCCGCTGCTCCGCCGTCATTCGGTCGGCCCGTTCAACGAGGGCACGCGCATCCCCGGACGCGGACCACACCACGTCGATACCGAAGAACTGAGCGCCGGCCGCGTCTTGCACACGGCCGAGGGGGACATCGAGCCCGGCGGCCAGGCCGCGCAGCGCGGGCAAGTCGGGCGCCTGCACGGGGAGGTAGGTCGCCAGCCGGTGAAGCCATGACGACTTCACGGTCTGGCTCCCGGTTTCGGGGTCGACGCATCGCACGGCCAGCTTCTCGTAGCTGAGATCGAGTTCGGCCTTACGTGCTCGCACGAGGTCCGCGAGCTGGTATCGCGCATCGTGATGTGGTGCGCGTTCTTCAGCAGCCATGAGGCTCATCCTGCCACTCCGTGTCATGTCATGGGCCGTGGGGTGTCCATGCGACCAGTGAGGCTGACGGCGTATCCCCGCTGGTGACGCACAGTCTCCCATCCCGCGCGCTGGACAGAGTGTCCACGCAATGGCACGGAGTGCGCCAGGGCGCACTGAGGTTTTGGCGAAAAGGAAACACCACACCCAAGACGGTGGACGATCCGTCCAAGCTGTGCAATGCTTCATCCATCCAAGCAATGCAATGACCTACTGCACGAGGTGGATGTGGCTACTCACGCCCCCCTGTTCAAGCTCGTCAGACCCACAGTCCTCCGGACGCTGATGGAGCGCACCGGAACCGGCGCATCGGTCAGCGTGCGGGAACTCGCAACGATCACCGGAGTACCGCGAAGCACGATCGGAGCGCTTCTCACCGGAGCGCAGCAGGCGGTGCAGGAGCCCTGGGCTCACGCCATCGCCGAGGCGATTGGCGTGGACCTCCTGGTTCTGTTCGCACCGGTCGGCAGAAGCATCACCCTCGCCGCTGTTCCCGACGCGGACACGGCATGAGCACCCCGCCCCCGTTCGACAGGGCCGCAGCGATGCGGCGCCTCGGGCCGGCCGGAGTGCAGGCGATCCGCCACAGCGTGGCCGCCGCTCCTCCTCTTCGTACCGAGCAGCGCGAGCAGCTCCGTGCGGCATTCGCCTCGGCCCGTATCGCGGCCGAGCACCACAGGCCGGCACAGCAGGCCGCCTGAACGCACAAGGGGCGCCAGGTCCTAGCCGACCCGACGCCCGACGGCACCTCAACCCGATCAGAAATCGAGGACACCGTGAAACAGAATCCTACCGACCCCACGAACTTCCCTGCCGGTGACCGGCGTCCGGCGCTCGTGACGCTGGCCACCCCGCGGCCGACGACCCTGGCCGGCACGTTCCGTGCGGCGGCCCGGGTGCTCGCCGCGAACGGGCTGTACCAGGGCGACTACGTGCCGGACGCCCGGGACAAGGAGATGTGCATCCCGCACTTCCTGCGTCCCATGTCGATCGTGGCCGCGCTGAAGACGGCGGTGACGGGCGACCCGCACGGCACGTCCCGGCTCGCGGACGAGGCGATCAGCACGTTGGCGCTGCGCCTGGGCGACGGCCCCCGGTGGGGGGACATCTTCTCCCTGGAGGCGCACGTCGACGACTGGGGTGACGGCGAGGGCCGGACCACTGAGTCGGCGGTTGCGGTGTTGTACGCGGCGGCTGACGCCAGCGAGCAGGTGGCGGCATGAGCGCCTCCTCCTCCCACTCGCCGCTCCACAAGCCCGAGCAGGACAGCGCGTGGGTTCCGCCTCTCGACATGGCTCTCGGTCTGGCCCGTCAGGCCCTTGCCGAGCAGGCCGACGCAAACGTCTACGACAAGCAGGCGATGATCACTGCCGCAGTGCAGCTGGAGATCCGTCTCCGTGGTTTGGTCGCTGCCCTCGACAAGGGTGACAAGTTGGCCGCTGCGGTGGCTGAGCATGGCCCGTTCCCCATGCCGACGGGTAAGCCGCAGCCGGTGAGGCTGACCGAGGAGCAGGCCGAGGCGCTGGCCGCTGCGGGGAACCGTGCGGTGAACGACCACCACCACGAGGACCTGTGC